CTAAACTTGATGCTCAACTTGAGGTTCAGGCATTATGTGAAGCATTTATTCCTGAATTGAGAAGATGGTCTCCAAATGTCTGGGAATATTATGAGGAAAAACGCTTACATCGTGCTCGTCTGAGTCCATAAATATTTTGTGTTGATTTTATAATTTTATGCCTTTATATCCAGTTAAAAACCTTAAAACGGGTGAAGAAAAAGAATTGAGTATGACTATTGCCGATTATGACCAGTGGAGAAAAGATAATCCGGACTGGGATAAAAATTGGAGTAAAGGGTGCGCTGCTTCCCAGGAAGTCGGAGATTGGCAAAATAAACTAATCTCAAAGCATTCTGGATGGAATGAGGTATTAGATCGCGCTAGTAAGGTGCCTGGGTCAAAAGTAAAAAAAATCTAAACAACTATGGCAAGAAGAAAGAGGTCGTCTTCAGAGCAACCTATCGGGGTGGGACTCACAGCAAAGCAGATGAAAAGAAAAAAACCTATCAATTCAGATTACTTAATTGATATTGAACCAATTACTCAAAATCAAAAACTTCTATTTAAGTATTATGATGAAGGAAAAAACATTTTCGCTCATGGAGTTCCAGGATCTGGAAAAACATTTTGCCTTCTTTATAAGGCACTCAAAGAGGTCTTAGATGAAAGAACTCCTTATGAAAAGATTTATATTGTAAGATCACTGGTTCAGACAAGAGAAATCGGTTTCTTGCCTGGTAAAGAATCGGATAAAAAATGTCTCTTTGAGATTCCATATAAAAATATGGTAAAATATATGTTTAAGATGCCTTCTGATGCAGACTTTGAGATGCTTTATGGAAATCTAAAATCTCAGGATACTATTTCTTTCTGGTGTACTTCTTTTATTCGTGGTATTACTCTTGATAATTGCATTATTATTGTAGATGAAGCACAAAATTTGTCAGCACACGAAAGTTTTTCTGTGATTTCAAGATGTGGTGAGGATACAAAAATTATGTTCTCGGGTGATATTGAACAGAGCGATCTCACAAGAGTAAGTGAAAAAACTGGAATTATTGATTTTATTCGAGTCATTGAGGTAATGCCATCATTTGAGAAACTTGAATTTGATATTGATGACATTGTTAGATCTTCACTTGTTAAAGAATTCATCATTGCTAAAAAATCATTGAATCTATGATATAATAAAACAAATTGAGGTTATAATGTTTAATCATATTGATATTAAATTACCAAAACTTGAAAGAACTACTATAGATGGAGTCAGATACTATTCTGTTTCTGATGATGATGAATTTGTAAAACTTGTCTCCATTACTTCTGTAATAAGTCATTTCAATAAAGAGATATTTGTAAACTGGAGAAAAAAGGTCGGGGAAGATACTGCAAATAAGATCACTAAAGCTGCAACAAGTCGGGGAACCGATATGCACTCTTTAGTTGAGAATTATCTTTATAATATTGCAGAACTTCCAAAAGTACAACCATTATCAGATTTCTTATTTAAAATTGCAAAACCTGAACTGAATAAAATTAATAATATTCATTGTTTAGAAGGTGCATTATACAGTAAAAAACTTGGTATTGCAGGAACTGTAGATTGTATATCAGAGTATAACGGAGAACTTGCAGTCATTGATTTTAAGACTTCAAAGAAACCAAAACCAAAAGAGTGGATTGAACATTATTTTGTTCAGGCAGCAGCATATGCAGCAATGTATTATGAACTTACAGGTATAGTTGTTAAAAAGTTGGTAATTATAATGTCTTGCGAAAGTGGTGAATGTGTGGTATATGAAGAATATGATAAGAAAAAATATCTCAAACTACTAGTACAATATATTCAAAAATTTGTAGAAGATAAACTGGAGATTTATGAAACTTCAAAATAATATAACAAATCAACTACAAGTTGAATTTGAAAAAAAATTTATGTGTGCTGAAAAGTTTGCACAAGAAATTGAAACTTTAGTTAAAGATAATCAGGATATGGATTATATCACTGCGATTGTCTTTTTTTGTGAACAAAATGAAATTGAACTTGAAAAAGTTCCAAAACTTATTTCAAAACCACTCAAAGAAAAAATTAAATGGAATGCAATTGAATTAAACTTTTTGAAAAAAACTTCTAAAGCAAAATTGCCTTTATAACTGTGAACTTTCACGATGAAATACCATTAATTGAAAAGCACGAGAAACTTAATGATACTACATATGGAGACATTTTTCCTATTGTGGAAAATGATTTTCTCACAGAACACTCAATTAACTTATTAATGAAGTGGATAAAATATCAAGAAAGTATTTTTAATGAGCACACTAGTAGTATTGGATATTGGAATGGTAAGTGTATTCATTATACGAATGAAAAAATGCCAAAAGATATTAAGTATATCTTAAAACAAGCTTCATTGGGAATGAGGAAATTTATTCAAATTAATTTACCTCAAGAACCAAAGTATCTTTATTCTGAACTTCCACAAATTGTTAGATGGAGAGAAGGTGATTTATTGACTCCTCACGCTGACAATATTGAACAAGATGGAATAAGTCCAAATTCTTCTCCTTGGAGAGATTTTGGAGGTGTAATTTTTTTAAATTCTGATTTTATAGGTGGTAAATTATATTATCCAAATTTGAATTTAGAAGTTACTCCAGAAAAAGGATTAGTATCATTACATCCAGCAGGACTTAAATATACTCACGGAGTATCACAAGTTATAGATGGATGTAGATATACAATTTCAAACTTTTTTACCTTTGATAAACATTACGCAGGATTTTACCCAGAAGATGAAAGTGACTCCAATTGAAACTTATAAAACTTATATTTCACTTAAAAATCATTTTACTAGACTTGATTATGATTATTTGAAATATAATGGAAAAGTAAAGGCAGGTGAAAAAAGTTTTTATTCTCGTAAAGATCGTTTTTGGTTTGAAAAATTATCTCGTCAAAAAAAGGATAAAGAAATTGTAGATTTTTTTGTTGCTAATTTTTCTTCTGCAGAAGATCCTCAATCTTTATGGATTGGTGAGATTATTAAATCTGGAAATGATACTTATATGAATTGGATGAAAAAAATCCAATCATTATCATATCATTTTAAGAGTGATATTGAAAATGTATTTTTTTCTCAGGATTTTAATCAAATGTTTTTAATTAATGGATCAAAACATCCTTTAATTCTAAAGGAATTTTTGAAGAGTAATATTTCATTAGAAACTTTTGTGATTTTAGATAAAATTTTAGGATTTAAAAAAGATTTTGATAAGAAGTTAAATGATCCAATATGGAATTCAGTTTCTATGAAAATTCAAAAATATTCTCCTCTCCTAAATATAGATGTATTTAAATACAAAAAAATTTTAAAAGATTTGGTAATTGGGTAATATTATGGGATTTTTTAGTTCTGATTTAGTTCAAGAAGAATTAGAAGAAATTCAAAAACTACAAGAAATTGTATATAATAATGTCTTTGAATTTCATAAAATGTGTAAAAGTGATAAACTAAAACATATTGAAACCTTAGAAGAACTTTTAAATATGCAAAAGGTTTTATATACACGATTAAGTTTATCCGATGATCCTGAGGCACAAGATGTAAAGTCTCATATTGAAAGTTCCGCAGTAATGATGGGAATGCCTGAAGGTATGGATATGAATCTTGTTTTTAATAATATATCAACTGTAATTCAAAATATGAAAATCCAACTTGAGTTGGCTTGACAACCATTCTTACTTCCGCTAAGATAAAGTCGTCTCAAAGGCCAAATCCAATTCAATCCGAGGTAAAAATGTCTTTTGAAAGTCTAAAAAAACAATCTTCTATCGGCAATTTGACTGCTAAACTAGTCAAAGAAGTTGAAAAGATGAATACCACTGGTTCCAATAATGATGATCGTCTGTGGAAACCAGAAATGGGTAAAGATGGCGTAGGTTCTGCAATCATTCGTTTTCTTCCTGCTCCAGAAGGAGAAGATCTTCCCTGGGCAAAACTATATTCTCATGCATTCCAAGGTCCTGGTGGGTGGTATATTGAAAACTCACTGACTACTATCGGTCAAAAAGATCCAGTTTCTGAATATAATCGTGA